ATTAAGAATGTTGTTCCATTGCCTGTCGAACCATGACTACCACCACACTCAATAAAAGCATTATCCTTACCAGCAGCGGTTATTTCCACAAAATATTCAGATCTTATTGTAGTACCGTTACCATACTGACCTTCATAATTATTGCCTGTCATCCAAACGGAACCATCAGTTTTAATAATTCCAGTATAATGATATCCGCAACTTACTTGTGAAACGCCTGTTGTTATGCCTACAAGTTCGTCGCGCGAGTATGTACTACCAAGTCCTATTTGACCAGAACCATTGTACCCACAAGCCCACAATTCCCCAGCAGAATTTAATACCAACGTGTGGCCGGAACCAGTATCGATACTAATCCAATTCGAGGCTGTTCCTACTTGCTCCCAGGTATCTCTATCTATTTTATCATTAAGGCCAAGCTGGCCATAATTATTTCTACCTGTTGACCAAAGTGTGCCATCTTCCTTAATTGCTATTGAAAAGGGGCTCGTAAAAGACATAGAAACATCCTTCCAAACGCCTGGTATTTGCTCCCAGGATGTTCTTGATATCTCATCACCAAGTCCAAGTTCGCCATAACCATTCGCGCCTACACCATACATCTCGCCGTTATTTGTTATAGCGATTGTACTATTTTGCCCTGCTGCAACCTTTTTGTAATAACTGCCATCAGTTATCTGTGTAAATATTAATCTGTTAGCGGTACCACCAACGCCTAATTTGTAATATTGACCAGACCCACTCCCGAACAGTGTCCCGCCAATAGGCTTGGTAGATGTAGACAGAGGCGCTCCAACCGGCCAATATCCGCAAGGATGATGTTTGTTCGTATGCTCTGGATCCTCTGTCCAATTAGGATTATTCTCATAACCATACTTATGAGGCTGCTTAGTAAAAGGCCAAACATTAGAACTCATGATAAATCCTCATCTGGGGATCCTATTAAAACTTGCCCATTAAAGTTACAAATACAAGAAGCTGTAGGGAGTTCCGAGAGACTATAAGTAATACTATTAGGATCTCTTACCACTGAAACTTCTCCATTAGACATATATACATATTCTCCAGAAGCGATAGCACTCCAAGAAGTTCCAGCTGAGACGGTAATCTTTAATTCTAAAGCTCCAGAAACCCACTCATATATCTTAGTCTCTCCACATACGATTATAAGATTTGGAAAAACAAAGATTTGAGGATACGGAAATCCATCTGTGATAATTGAGAAATCTTCCTGAGACATATCTTCAAGAGTTTGTAATACTCCATCTCGATTCACAGCTCCAGAACTCTGCACCAGATATCCAGAATTTCTCAAAGATCTTTTAGATACCCTAAGACCTCTTGAAAGATCCTGAGCATTAAAACTTAGAGTAAAATTATCACCTCTTGGAATAAGTTCCATTTAGAATTCTCCGTTATAATCCAAAGAAGGTACATCTACGATATCCATAGATAACCCATTAGAGAGTTTAACCTGCTCTTGTATCTTCGGTAGAGCCTTTTCTAAAAGTTTCTGATGACTCAGCAAAGGATTCTCTCCCTCAACCTTTTCCAATACTTTCGCAACTACTTCTTTATGATTTACTAATTCTGAGTGTTTTTTATAGAACTCTTGATTAGTATCTTTCATACTCATATGATGAGTTATTAAATTTCCTATAACTTCAGGAATCATTAGAAGAACTTTTTCAATTACTCTATCTTCAAGCGCTTGTTCTCTCTGAGTTAAAATCTCCAAATTATCCTCCAATTTGATTAAAGTTTCTTGTAGCTTCTTCTACCGCATCCTTATCAATTTCAGATATCTCTAACATAAGAGATTCTAAAAGTCTTCCAACTGCTTGACGACCTCTATAAGATAGTTCCATTTGATACATAGCCGCTCTAATCAGGATCTCTGGATAAGTTAAAGTCCAAAAATTCTCAATATCATCTGCACTAAGTTCCGGTTGTAGAAACTTTCCGTAAACCTCAATATCATAAGCAGTATCAACAGGAGGCATTATAACTATTCCTCGAAAATTAGTACTCGTAGCTAATGTTGAGTTGAAAAAAACTCCTGTTGCATTCTTATCTGTCGCATCAATCTCCCTGAGTTTCGCAATACAATAGTATAAAGGATATCCAGTATCGATATCGGCTAATGTTGAGGGATAGAGTTCTTTAAGTTCTGGCCAGGACTTCCGCTCTAACTCAACTCTATCCGAATCATTATTAGCCCAGACTTCAAAGATCATCCTACATCTTTGCTGAAAGTTCACATAATATTCGCCAGAAGCCAGAGTTTTCCAAAGACGTCCTTCAGATTCAGGAAGATCTCCTACTAACTTCTCTATCATATTCTGACCTGCTTGAAGAAAGAAATCAGCCCCATTATTATCCCAAGAAGACGTATCAGTAACTAAATCATACCGTCCTGTAATTTTCACAAACTGTGTTCTAACTTCAAGTAAGTTCATTAATATCCCTTTATTCAAATTTTAAACAAAGGAGAGATTTTTTAGATCCCCCCTATTTTAATAAAACTACTAAGCAGTATTAGCAGAACCGAAACCCGCCAAGAATGCAGTTTTAACAGGATGATGAAACTCAAGGCCACATTCAGTGAGATATTCCTCATCAGTTCCGTCAATTCTATTCCGCCCGGTATTCAGTTTATCAGGATCCGGATAGAAAGTAGTATCATCTATATATCGATACTTCAAATCTCTCGGATCAAAGATAACCATATTGTTTCTATTTGAAGCTTCATAACTCATGAGAGGATGAATCTTCATATGAATCTCACCGAAAGGAGTTACCCAGGTTTTAACCTTTATACCATAATCAACTGTCTGAGTAGTTAACTCATAGTTTCCATACTCTTTAACCAGTTTATTTATAGCAAGAATAACACCTGAACCTGCAAAAGCCATTCGAGACTGAGAACCATAACGGAAGAGTTGCTCACAATAAGCATCTAACCACTCCTCACCACCTGCAAGCCAGGACTGTCCAGCATAACCTGAGTCAGTAATATAATTAGAAACATTTCCACTATTTGCGATAACGTTTCTAATAAGACCATAAGTAGTTCTCTCAGGTTTTCCATTATCTCCCACGGTTTCAGAACGAATTCCCCAGAGCATAGCCTTCTCGATTTCCATAGAATGCAATTCCAGACACTCTCGTTTAGCCTCAATATACTGATCACCAGTTCTAAGATTTGTTTTCTTAGCTGTTCGAGTGATACTCAGAGGAGTTCTGAAAATCTGAGTTAAGTTATAATTTTTAGTTGGATCATAGGCAATAGCAGAAGGCATAGTGGCACCCTCAGCATTTATATTACCTATAATCAGAATTCTATCACAATCAGCAATACCAGTAGTTGTTGGATCTGCTTCCAAGAGCTTACAAGCAATATAACTTGATGCCCCATTCAGAACAACAGAGACAACTTTAGCATTACAATCATCTGCATAGTTATCAGTATTCCTCAAAAGAACCTGATGTCCAGAACGAAATTCCTTACAAGCTGCCTCAGTAGCAATATTTGCATAAAGAATATCACCTGTAACGCCTCCGGTAGTATATGCAGATGACAAAAGAGCATCTGTATAAACACTTCCAACTGTCGCGGCCTGTGTGGCCAGAGTCTTAGTCCACCAGTAGAATTCAGGATCGTTAACGGATTCCTCCTTCATCATAGATAGCAGAGCCGTCAATGGAGCATCTCCATTCGGATATAACTGTAGTATTTTCTGTCGCCAATTCTTGGGCCTCTGATCTGTGACCCAGTCACCATTTCCTCTCATTCCCATAAAAGCCATTTTAAAATCTCCTCACTTTAAGTTTCTAAGATGCTACCATAACTCCGGCACCAATCCGTTCATAGATAGCATACCAATTAATCTGTCCAGTAGATGCCGCACCGTAAGTTACCAGAATATCACCAGGCATCAGAATAACTCCTGGAGCCTGAATATCAGTAGCTTCAAAAGCATCCAACAGAGCAATAACATCTTCACTAAAATCTTTAGTCCAACGATAAAGAGTGCCTGTTACATCTCCAGTAGCATCCAAAGTATTACTACTCAAAGTAACATTAGATCCACCATCATCAGGATCTAAACTAAGTTGAATTGTCGTTGCTTGAGCCTGAATAGCTGTAGTTGTAACTATTCCAAAGATCTCATGAACTATTACAGGCCCTCCAGTTATTGAGAACAAATCTCCTGAAGCCAGAGGAGATGCTACAGCCGCAGCATTTACATATTCCCGAAGACCTAACAACTGTTTAATGTAAGCCATCAAAGATTCCGTGCTACTCGGAGCTCCCTGAGCAGCTGCGTCTGATTTGTTTCCGCTGACCTCCCTCATAAAATCATTAAGAACACTGTCAGCCACAGGAACTCTTAATTTTTCCCTCTCTCTACTCATAAACTACCTCCTTAAGCAACCATATCTAAGACAGTTCGCCACTTTGTCCCATCAGAAAACAGAATAAGATGATCATCATCAGCATCCATATCACCATTCGTTGCAAGCTCTGCCCCGGTTTCTTTCTCATAAAGAGAAATATCTCCGCCAGCAGCTCCAGTAGGTGCACTAATAAAATATAACTTTCCAACAGCCTCTGCCAATGAGGGAAGTGTTACAATACCTGCATCATCAGCTCCAGAGGAGATAACGATCAGAACAGTATCACTAACTCTCATCTGATAGGTTAGAGCTCCCGACTCCAGCAATATATGACGAGGAATTCCCTCCAAATCATGCTGGGTATTAATATTACTACCTGTCTCTCTACTCATAATAATTCCTCCTTACATCTCATCAAGTTCTTGCTGAAGTGCAGAACTTTTCTTCACTACTTGTCTTGATCCTTTTGAGCCTCCAGAAAAAGAAGCCTTACCGAGATCTGAAATATCCTCAGCCTTCGGTACCGGAATTCCTAAAGATTCTCGAGCTCTTTTTGCGGACTCTTCTAAAACCTGACCAATATTCCAATCTTCATGTTTAGAAATAACCTGCACGGCACAGGCCTTTACAACATTTCTAACATTTGATAGATCTTTATTATCATTATAGAACTGTGTAGAAATCTCATGAGCTGTTAAAGAATCATCAACCTGTTTACTAATCGTCTGAGGGGAGATCTGAGAAGAACTCTTCACAGCCTCTCGAAGAATCTGATTAAATACTTTATTTAAAATCTCAGGATTAGATCCTAAATCATCTAAAGAAATTTCAGATAGAAAATTAATCTCATCATCTTTCAGATCCGTTTCATCTTTAGGATCTTTTACAGATTTCTCAGCAAGTTCACCTTTAAGAACATTTATCTGCTCTAAGAGTTTCTCATATCGATCATCTTCTGACGTATCCTTTTGAGCTTTCGAATCTTCTGTACTCTCTTTTGAATCCTCCTTAGATTCTTCCTTAGACTCTTCCTTTGAATCTTCTTTCGACTCATCTTTAGATTTCTCCTCAGGTTTAAGATCAGAATCAGCTTCATTAGATTCAGAATCAGACTCAGACTCAGACTCAGACTCAGATTCTTCGGCATAAAGCTTATCTAATTCATCTAATTCATCTAAGAGTAACTCTTCTTCTGTTTTTTCTTCTTCACTCATAATACCTCCATTCAAAATTTAAACATAGTTATTTTAAAGTTTCTAATAATATCTCAGGTAATGCTAAGACATTTCGAACTGTCTCTGCATTACCTCCAAGTCTATCCATAATTCTTGGACTCATATTCCCATCAGAGTTTTCTAATTGATCTCTGATATCTGTGAGCCAAGCATTTAGTTCATATTTTAAATCCTTCCAGATAGGGGAGTATTTAATAAATTCTCCTAATTGAGTCTTATTGGTGCTTAGTTCTCTAATAGTCTGATCTGCCATTCTTAAACTCCTATATTAGTAGAAGGAACAAGATTTCCGGCCTGAGCTTGCTGAGCAACTTGTTCATCCGGAAGTTGTTGAACCTTAATAAATTCCTCAGTATTCTTAGCCCCATTATTTCTGAGAATATGCTTAAAGATTCTCATAATATCAAATTTCTGCTGGAGCTCAGGATGTTCAGTAAGAAGTTTAAACATATTCTCCCAAACTCCTGAATAATTTCCACCTGGAACACTTCCATCTCTAACCTTAAGATCATAGTCAATTAGAAGATCATAAGGAGAAACCTTAAGATGTGTAGTATCTCCATATTCCATCATTAAACGTTCTTGACTTCTGCCAGTAGTTTTAATATAAACTTCTTCTGTCATAAATTGCTGAGTATGATAGGCAAACATATAACCTATATCTTGCATAGCCTGCACTCCTACAATCTTAGCAACACGCTCAAGACGAGTAAAACCACCCTTCTGAGTTCCTTCAAACTCTTTTCCAGTAAGACGTTCAGGTCCTGAAGATCTAAGACTACCCATTGTCCAGCTATCTGTTGCTCCTATCTTATCCATAGCCTCTCTGATAATAGAAGCATCTGCTACATGACCTCTGGTAACATCCGATACCGCAAGTTGCATTATAGAATCTTTAACACCTCTTCCCCAGGCAGGTCTTCGAGTTCTAACAACTCCACCTTCTTTTGCATCTTCTATATCAGGAACATTTATGAGATAAGGATCAACGATAAGAGTATCGTTAATAACCTTTCTTACATTCTGCACATGAGCGTTGAACATCCAGTTAAGAGTATGCTGCAATCCATAAAGAGTCTCTAACCTTGACACAGGAGTTATCCCATATCCATCATAATCAGGAGCAGCTACGGCTATAGGAAACATTCCATGACCTATCCCCAGAGGCTGTGCTTTTGTAACTACTTGATCAGCAGCAAGACTAAAGAGCCATTTTTCAGGATATTCACTTTCACCTAATTCCCATTCGCGAGGAATAAGTTTAATATACATATAAATCTGATCATAAGGATTTCCTATATGAGTCTCTCCAGGAGTAGATCTTATATTTCTATTTCGCCGAGAATTATCGGTAGTATATATAGAAGTTCTTTTACCGTTAAGTTGTCTAAGATACTTTGTATTAAAAACCCCTCCATCAGAGTGTTGCTCTTCTGATAAGAGATCTAAATAATTTGTAGAATCTACCCAACCGAAATATTCTCCTTCCTGAACATTACTTATTGATACGTTAGGATCTGGCAGACATTTATAAGGATCAATATTAGCCAAGGCATTACCTTCAAAAAGAAGAGCATCCTCAAAAGATCTCGAACGATTTTGATTAGCCTGAACTCCAGAAATAATCTTCTTTCCAAATTTCTTTTTCCAAGAAGGAGCTACGATTCCAAAGCCATATGCAAAAGAATCTCTGAACATTGTATGAAGATTTAAAAGAATCTTCCACTTATTACAATGAAGATCTACAATCTTCTCAAGAAGAATTGCTCCTATAACATCCTCAGCAGAAACGCCCTCATAGCGAAAATAAGGTTCCTGACAAAATGCAGATATAAAATATCCCAGAAGCGTTTCCAGAATAGCATAGGAATAAGGATAGACAATAGATACAGGTTTTCTATGATCCTTGTATTTAATTGCATCTTCAGCACTATCAGTATCTATATAACTGACTAAAGTATCATCTATGTTATTCCAAGAAGTAAACCTATCAGATATATGTCCTGCAGAATCTGTAGCTCTTCTCAAAACTTCAGTCTTTATTCTCTCATGAAGCTTACTTCCAGGTTTAAGATCTAACCCTTCAGGATAATCATAATCATGATGTATGCTGGAGAGAGGTACTGTAGATTGTCCCTCATTTAGTTGTAGAATTCTAGGCATATTATTTATCCATCTCTTCTAAAAGTTTTCTCTGCTGTTCTTTTCTTCTCGCAATAACTCCGGTAACATCCTGCCGCTTAGCAAGTTCTGGCATATTCTTATCAAGCTGTTTTCGAGCTTTTTTATTTTTAGCAATTTTAGCTTTCTCATTCGCTTTCTCATTCGCTTTCTGTTTTGCCCACTTCATAATATTCATAGTTATGATCTCCTTTGTTTAAAATTTGAATATAGTTAATCCTTAATGTATCTACCATAAACTTGATACTTAGGGTTATTACCTAGCCAATTATTCACATCATTTGGCGCTGGATGTTTAAGGTCATACTTTGGATCGATAGGTTTTACTACATCAGCATAATCAGAACATATCCTTGTGTAAGGATTTTGGAGGCTCTTAACTCCTATGAGCTGGCCAAAGATAGCCATCCAGTCATATCGGGTTCTAACCAGACCCTTAACTAACCATTTTTTAATCTGATTTCGCATCCGTCTTTTATTATCGTCAGACCAATCTGGATTGTACCAGAACTTTAATCTGTGATGATCAAGATAATTCTCTACAGATTCCTCTTTAAAACTCACTCCTTGAGAAGCGAAAAACCCCTGCCTATGATATAACATGAAATGATTATAGTGAGATTTTTTTCTCATATTGATCAGCGTTGATATAACATTTCGATAATTGAAGCTCAGCACTAATAAAGGTAAATCTTCTTCAGGTATATTTAATATCTCATCTTTTGTAAGTATTTTCATTTAGGCTCCTATATAATCTAGATATTTAACACAACCTCTTTTAAAGAAACTCACACTCAATAAGTACTGCAGGCACATTAGTATCTCGTAGTACCTTAAAATCTGACCTCTTAATACCTCTGTACCGATGTTCAGGAAAGTGTATTAACAGTTGCCTTTCAATAGCCTCAGCGGCAGTCACTGCTCCCATAGAAGGATATTTATAAATATGAATACTCATACCTGAAATAGTATGACTATGAAATGCGTCACAATGTATAGATACAAAAAGTTCTGGATTTATTATATTAGTTTTAAATACTCGCTCATCAAGAGATATATATTCGTCTTTAGTTCTAGTCATAGTATGATCTACACCTGCTAATGATAGTTCATAATCCAGATAATAACTGATTGCAAGATTAGTATCATCTTCATCTATATAACCATAACTTGCTCCATTATCTAAACCTCCGTGACCTGGATCTATAATTATTTGAGAAGACATTTTTTTTCCTCTTTTTCATCTTTTTCATCTTTTTTATGGAGACATCTTTGAGCCCTCAGAGCTCTTGGAAGTGTTATAAAGAAAAATG